TTTTTTTTTTTTTTTTGTCGATCATAGCTTCGACTGCATCATCCGATTGACACGGGACATTGGGCGCACAACTCACTATAGCCATTCTAGATCAAGGAAACCTAGCGAATCCATCGATATGTCTTCCTCTTTGAACAAAATGGAAAACACAGCATGATAATACTCAGAAGCTGTTATACCAAACTTAGCATGCACGATAGGCGTGAAGTCATATAGCAAACCTACAGAACTAGGTTTCGCTATAGCTTGAAGGATACCTTCGAGACCGAGCCGAATGAACAACCCGCGTAGGTTCCAGGAGACTCCAGCCAAATCAAGCATACCATCTTGGTATAGCTGAGCAAATTTAGCGAGAAATAATTTCTTTATAGCAGGGAAATGGCGGAACTCATAAGAGTAACTCAACGCTTTGCCACAAATATAAGACGCAGGGTCTTGTTTGGGATTTGGGCAAACGTTGAATCTCGCCACAGCCTTGCCTAGAAAAGGAATCATAACATATTGTCCGTTCGCTAACTGTGTAAACCAACGAGAAAGGAAAGCACACCCCTGGAGCGTTTTCTCTATCTTAACTTTAACCTTCATATGAGCCAACTTGGCTATGTACTCATACTGACGGCTATAAAACCCGGCTTTACGGGTTGCGTTGTCAAGACGAAGAAGACCATCGTCTCCAAGTATCGCTGCAGTGCCGGTTCTCCCAACATGGACCGTAAAGGCCTTCATGATGGTTGCATTCCACATGGTATTCCTGAAAGTCGTAGATTGGCTACCGGTTGGCAGCTGATTCTTTATACGAACTTTCATGGCGTATGTATAGTTGTTAGCAGTGTAACTGTTAGCAACTAACATAAGGCTTGTAAGCCACATAGGAGCACCAAGACGGCGCAACCATGCAACTTCTAGCATGTGGACATCGCACACCTGACTACTGTCATTGGCGCTAAAATCAGTGGAAATAAAGATACTACGAGAGTCTCCTGCCCTTTGTAAGTGGGCGACTATCTCCTCAGAGGTTTTCTTGTATGCTCCCATCACTTCAAAAGTGTCTGGGCCTCTTTTCTGATCAAAGCACCTAAACATTCGTCGGGTGCACTCTTGCATGATTGGTCCCAAAACCGAATTGTGGATATCGGAAGATTGGTATATGATACGTGGAG